ACAATAGATGTAATCTCTTCTCTAGTAAGAATAGATTCTGCTGTATCAAGTGTTCCTTCCAAACCTTTTTCTTTTACTGAAGTAACAATACCTTGGTAGTTACGTCTTGCTTTTTCTACAGCAGTAAGGTCCCCTCCAGTTAATTTAGGGAAGTCAGCAGCACCACCGGATTTAGATAACTTACGATACCATTTACTGCTTGGGACTATAGCACCGGCTTCAACTTCTTTGCTAAGTTCTATAGCAATGCTGTTGGCAGCAGTGTCAAAATCAGCACCGCCTGCTACAGCTCGGTCAACCCGTTTACGATATTCGGCACGCATTTCTTGCTGAAGAAACACGCTAGCAGGTGTATTAGGTCCTTGTGAACCGACAGCGGTTACACCATTTGCAATAGTTTTAAAGGAATCAGATTGTTCCTTATAAACACCTGAGTTATACTTAGCCTCTTGTGCAGCATAACGTTTTCCTAATTCACGAGATGCATTAAAATCAAGGTAAGACAAAGCATTGACAGCTTCTTGGGTAATAAATCCGTCAGGGATACTTTCAAGCTGTTCAATTTGCTCTGCTTTAGCTTCGGCTTCAAGGGTATAATTTTCCAAGGTTTTTTCAACCGAAGCAGGCACACGTCCATAAGTGTTAATAAACATATCCCTACCTTCCTCAGCATAAGCTTTGGTTGGGTTTTCAACAAAACCTTGTAGATAGTTCTTCTCAGCCTCTTGGAAAGCTAGGTTATCAGCAGTGATTTGAGACCTTCTAAATTTATTATCAGCATCTAAACGTGCACGTTGAATTTCAGCAAAGCGGGCTGGACGTGCTTGAGCAAAAGGTTTTTTATCACCAGGTAGTTGTAAGGTTGCCAGTTTAGTTAAATCTAAGATAAAACTACCGTCTGCCTTTTGGTCTAAGAAACGTTTACCTAGCCAATCAAGAGCGGCGGTATAGTTTTTGTTACCAAATTCATCGCCATTAGCTCGGGCAATTGCCTGAAAAGATGGGATAATGTTAGTCTCAAATTCAGCTGGGTTCTGAGAAATAATCTTAGTTTCAGCTTCAATAGACTGCTGCTTCTCTGCTTTTAAAGAAGCATTACGGTAACGAGCTAAGTACGCTTGATTTGATTTTTGAAGAACCTCTAAGCCAGCACGTAGGGTACCAGCTTTTAATTTGATACCATTATATTCAGAACCTCTTTTAATAAATTCATTTGTACCTTCTGTTAAAACCGCAGCCACTTCTTCAGAAGTTAATCGTGAACCTTTTTCTTCTGCCGCACGTTGTACAATCTCCTGTCGTAATTGAGGCCATTTATTATCTGCAGCATAAAAAAAGATGGTTTTATAATTTTCCCGTGCAACACGGTTATTTTGATTACGCTGTTTAGCAACACCCAGAGGCTCAGCACCAAGCGCCTGAGCAGTATCTAGTCCAAGCTGCCTTTTTTCTTCTGCTTCGTCTTGTACTGCTTCCCCTATTATATATTGAAGGGCTTTATTTTGATCTGGATTTTGGAAAAACTTTATGTTCTCCTTGTCAAGTTCTTCCTTCTCTTTTTGCTCTACAAAATTAGCATAAGCCTTGCCTGCAGATTCACTAAATTTTGCAATACCTCCAAAAATTTCAGCTTGAGCCCGTTGATTGATCTCAAACTGCTGTTGCTTTGCTCTAGCTTCTGCCTGAAGACCGGAGAGTTCTCTTTGTTGATTCTGTTGTTGGATTTGGAAATTTCTTTCCCGGGAAGCTGCTTCAGCCCTTTGGTTTTCCTTAGTTTCTTGTAGGATGTCTGTACGGTTCCTGATTTCAGCATCTCGTACATCACGCATACCTTGGATGATACGGTCGCTTTCTTCACGCATCCGTGAAATCTCAGCACCACTGACTTGAATAGGACGGAAACCACCAGACTGAGCAGACCTTCTAAATTGTGCTTGCTTCATTAGTCTCCGAATACATTTGACCAGTTAACACTTGTAAACCCTTGAACGATAGGGGCTAATGTGTTTTGCTGTACTGCTGGTGGGATGTAAGTTGGTGTAACTTTCATCGGTGCAATAAAGACACGTTCCGGTGCCTCTTTAGGTTGCGGAATATCTGGAATTGCTTGCGGTCGGATCATCATCTCTGCTCGTGCAGCTAAATCAGCACCGTATTTTTGGACAGCAATCTGTCGCATATTACGTTGCGACTGCTCAACAGAACTAGCCAAGCTTGCATCGTTAATAGCGGTGTTACGACCAATACCAGCCAACCTAGATTGGACTGCTTTGTTTCTTGATACACCAGCTTGACCCAATGCAGCCTGTCCTTCCTGCTGAAGACGATCTACAAGATCACCTTGACGGTTAAAAGCGTCTTCAGTGTAGATTTCATTTAGTGCATCCTGCTCTGCTTGATACGCATCAATAGCAGCAATGCTGTTAAAAGCAAGTTGATTTTCTGTATTTTGAACAGACTTGCTATACCTTTCTACAACTGCCTGGTATTGGATGTCTTGAATCTGCTGGTTGTACCGCCAAGAATCAAGTTGAATCTCTCTTTGAAATTCTCTGTTGTTGAAATAGTTTTCTTTTTCAACTTCAAAGGCTTCTGCGTTATATTTATTGGCAGCAGCGGCTGCTTGTCTGGCAGCTTCCTCTTGCTTTTTCTGAGCCCTTTTAGCTGCTTTGTTTTGCTTGCTGGCTTGACTAGAGCCAAAGATACCGCCAGCAATTGAAAGTCCGGCAGAAACAATAGTAAATGGATCAGCCTGCATCTCCAAACCAGAGACAGCAAGCTGTTGATCTAGGAGATTTTCTTTTGGATTAAACATTAAGACCTCCTATAATACTTGTTAGAATAGTTACCCTCCCACATCATCGACACTAGCGATACAGGGTATGGAAAATCACTTGTCACTTTAAGTTCAAAATTAGTGTTACGTTGATGGATAGGTAAGGTAAATACCCGTTCCTGTACTACAGGATTAGTATCACCATTATAATTATTAGTTTCAGCAGTATGCTGTACATCTTTCCACTCGTTAGAACCAGTTGGTTTTAGTTTAAAACGGATAGCACCAGTACGACCGACAGCCATTTTAACCCTAGCGATAGTAAGAGAAGCTGTATAGTCAGTTCCCTGCTGTCTCCTAAGGTAGAACTTAGGTAGAACAACCTCTAGGTCATAACCATAACCAACTACAATACCATCAGCATATCCAGTAAAATCACCTTTAACTTCAAAGTAACGGTAGTTAGTAGATGGTTCAGTACGTTCAACAGCAGTAGTCCAGTAACCTTGATCTGAGTCTAGCTCAGCATCAGTACCATCATCTGCTGTAGGCACTGTAAGGAGCATCACAGCGTCCTTATCACTAATAGGAGTATAAGGTACGTAGATCTTAGTAATGTCGTTTGTAGAGTCATATACGACTGACTCAACGCCAACGGCAGGGCTGACAGGACGTGTAGCCATATCAAGAGGTACATTACCAGTGAAGCTAGTAGATGTAGCTAGGATATTACCAGACGGTAGTTCATCCAGTTCGATAGAACCAATGATGTATTCGTCTTCCTGCTGCGACACAACAGTAACTGCATCGTTAATAATACGTGCAGCTTGGATAGTACCAGGCAGTTCCCACTTCACCCATGCTTGGAATAGATCTTCCTGACCGTTGTTATAGAAACGGTACAAGTACAGGTACTCAGTATCACGGTCCACCATCATAACAACAGAGTTAGGCGGGCTGACAATCAGATCATCTACAGTATCGGGGATCCACTCCAGTACAGCTTTACTGATGTCAACCACCACAGGTGACTGCTCAACATCACGTAGAGCCATGGTGAACAACTTACTGTAACCAGGCACCCTACTAACAAAGGCAGCAGTAGTACCGATGTCTACAGGTGAGATATTAGTAGCCATCTCATAGTTAGACAGCGTACGGATAACAGCAGAGGTAGGTGTCAGTGTACTTGCATCAGTAGCGTACACCTGGAATTGCTGGCGCTCACTGAACAGCAGCAAACCCTGGGGAGACGGTAGAACGTCAGACAAGGTGACAGGACGTACACTAGATACGTTCAAATCAATAGGGTCTGAATCGATCTGAGTCAGCGCAGACCTAGCAAAGAAGTTGTAGTTATCATTAGCAACACCAAAGATAACATTATCCTCAGCCAAAAGACCAAATCTATTGCTATAGAAGAAAGTAGAGTTGATTTTTTTACCAACAAACGAAGGTTGTGGGTTGGTAGTATCATCACCTGCTAGCCGCCCCTTGTAAGAGATAGGACCAAACGTAAAGGTAGTAGCACCAGTATTAGCCAGTTCGTGCGGCATAGTGGCATTATCAAGACCAGGAGACACATCACGTGCTACGGTCTCTTGCCAGTAACCACGGCCTCTGTTAATAGAAGTATCGTATGCAACAAACTTAACGTGGTAATCATCATCCGCAGTGTTGCTATTCAGAACTCTAACGTTATGACCACCAAAGGATTCAAGCGGCAGTTTAGATACGTCGATTACATCATCTTCAAACACCTCAAGAGCAGTGTTATTAGCACCTCCCCTAGCATCAATATCAAAGGCTACGGCTGTACCCGTAGGCGTGCTGTAATCAGTGACAACTGCATTAGGTGTTGCATCTGTATGACGGATGACAATACTGTTGTTATAACCCTCTAGATACCATGTACCATTGAAGTCAGCATTAGCTGCTGTTTGTTGTGTCTCGATTAGGTTCTTAATACCATCAATCAGATGGTGGGTGTTTTGGATTTCTGATCCTGGCGTAGAAGTATAGAACAACATATCATCAAATGTTGTCGTATTCTGAGCCGTCACAGTAACTGATTGGTTTTCAATTGTAACCGTAAACTCATCGTCTACCGTAAGGCTAAGCAGTTTAAGGGTAGCTACAGAATTAGCAACATATGTACCACTTGCTTGCATAGCAGTGGCGACTGTTTTGTTGGTAATAATTGTAGTATCCTGAATACTACGGAAGTGGTAGTGATCCTGCTCTGTACCAGTCAGGTAGCCTGTACCAGTGTTCGTCACTGTACACCAGGTGCCATCAGTAGCAGTCCATACATACAGGTTACTGCCTTTAATAGCACCAATGTAAGAACCTGCTGCAGCGCGGTCAATATAGAACCACGCAGCATCTGCCAGTTCAGCCTTGGTAAATGCATCACCATTAGCCTTTTTCAGCACTTCAATGTGCTGCATACCAGGACGCTTCAAAAGACCAAATGTAGGATCAGGGTAACCGTTTACACACTCAGTCAGCTGGTTGATTAGTTTCTTGTCGTCAGTTTGGCGGGATACACCACCAAGAAAGTTAGGGATCTGTTGTGTTACTGCTGACATTAGCGTTGCAATGTATGGAACGGTTTATAGCTATTGTAATAGTTTTCCCCTTGAGGTTCACCAAAGAAGGAATAGTCACCTTGACTACACTCATACTCCATAGCCATAGCCCGTGCAAATGCTTCCTTCTGTTGGAGCATCTGGAATTGGTTAGGATCACCCACGGTACGGCTAGAGAAGATAACAGAAGCTCGTGCTACGATAAATGCTTGGATAGGATCAGGGATATATTCCCAATCAAAGTACCACATAATATCAGCATACACACTGTCATCCCATTGGTCGGTATGTTTGATACGGTCGTAAAGTTTACCATTACGGTTAACGCTGTCATACTGCCGGTTATCGAACCTCTTAGAAGAGATGTTCAAATCTACCTGCAACATGTTTTCAGTGATGAGGATGTTCTTGTTAGAATCAGGTGTAAGTTTATAATCAAATTCTTTATTGAAAGTCCATCCTTCGCTTTGTACTTCACGTGACACCTCTCTAAGGGTGTTGAGTGCAATCGCAACGTCCGGGTTGGCTTGGGTTTCAACTCTGGTTGTAACTTCATTACGAGTCAATGTACGTTCAGCTACAGTCTGTGAGATGTTCAGAGTGTATTCATACGTAACAGGATCAGTTGCAGGCGTGGCTTCTACACCAGCTACTGCAATAGAGGTACCATCAGTAACACCAGAACCACCAATATAAGTACCAACAGGGATGTTAGCAGTTTCAGTGGTAAGTGTAGTTCCTGAAATAGAACCAGTAAATCGAGAGACTTCGTTAATAATGAGAGTTTCTTCAGTTGTCAACGTGGTCACAGGAGCCTGACCAACTGACGCCAGGATCTGATTAACAGCTTTAAGCTCAGTGGAGCCAGTAGTTAGGTAAGGCATAATTGCAAATGAGTATTATTCTCAATAAAGAATTAAAAAAAAGGAGCCCCCGAAGAGGCTCCCGTATAACCGCAATCAGAAGGCGGCAGGCTTGGTAGCAGTACCAGCAAACAGTTCCACACAGGCGGCGGGGTTCAGGAAGTCAGCACCCATGGCGAGACGACCCAGGATCACGTCACCCTGGTAGATGGTAGAAACGTCGCCACTGGTGACTTGCACCTGAGGAGCGATAGCTTCCACGCAGCCAGCACCTTCGCGTTGGAAGATGAGACCACAGCTGTTAGCGAATTCGGTTTCTTCACCGTACTCATTGTTGATACCGGCAACATCGTTGGCAGCATCTTCAATGGCTTCAGACACGAAAGAACCGGTGTTACCAGGATCGGCAACGCCAGGGTTCGTGGCAGAACCAGTACCATACTTGGTACCGTACTGAGAGAAGAACGGAATGTTCATAGACTTGAAGACCTTGATACCGGCGATCTCAACAACGCCGTTACCACTCTGCAGGGCATCACCCTGAGCATCGCGGTTAACAAGACCGTTAGAACCAAGCTCTTGAATCAGAGCGTAGTACTGGCGGGGGTTCAGAACACCCACACGTCCATCCTGAGACACACCCTTCTCATCCAGCGCAGAGGCTGCATCATAGAAGGCGGTCACAAGCTTGGTAGAATCATAGGCATCAGAAGCAGCGGTGCCGGAAGAACCAACACGGATCTGAGTACCACCAGGCTCGACATAACCAGCCTTGGTAACAGGAGAAGCAGCACGTGCACCACGAGTCAGGGCACGGAAGATCAGACGGTCATACTTTTGAGCAAGAGCGTAACCGATCTTACGGCTGATCTCAGAGCGCATGTCATAGTGAGACAGGGTCTCGTCGAGATCATACAGGAATGCAGAGCTGATCAGCAGATCATCGACCGTGATGGTCTTCTCGGCCACCGGAGGTGCACCGTTGCTGTCACCCAGGATGCTGTTTCCAGGAGTATGGAACTCAGCCTTGGTGTGTCCAGTGTAGATGAACTGCATAGATTTGCCGTTCTGAAGAGTACGGCGCATCACCATATCACGAGCAATCGTGTTATGTTGGAAACCCTTGAACATCTCTCCAGAGAAGAGCTTCAGGTAAAGAGCACGGGCATCACCCGTCGCGTTAGATTGACCCGGGCGAGTAAGATTCGCGGGGTTCACAGAAGATTGAAAAGCCATTTTAATTTAAGGTTAAAAGTATTAAGCAAGCTTCAAACGTTTGAAAAATTTTTGTGGTCTATTCCCACCGTCTAGACGGCTAGAGGTATCGGCGTACCGGCTCTAACCAATGCAAGGGGAGTCCGACTCTGAGGTGCTCCCCAAGCTATTACAGAAGACCTTTAAGGCACTTCTTTTGTTTGCGGCATTCTGGCTTTTTATCACCACATTGACCACAACGTTTAAACACAACCTGGTCACCGCCTGGTGTCACCGGAGTGACGTTAGCTGTAACCTTATTAGATTGCATTGATTTTGCACTTTTGCGAGGTGGCATAATTAGTTAAGAACAGTTTTTTTATAGGCAGTGCCACGATAACAGAGCTTCAACTCTTTCTCCTCGCGGAGCATTTTGTTGTAAGCATTGATAATGTAGCGCTTTTCGAGATCAGACATAGTTCGTACAGGATAAACCTAACCCCCGTTCCATGGTTAGGCAACATGCGTCCCGAAGGATGAACGTACGAAAAATTAACCGATTGCTGGAGCAGTCAGAGCAACAGGAGTTGTCTCAGCTGATGCCAAATCCAGCGGGAAGTTGTGGGCGTTGCGTTCGTGCATGACTTCCATACCAAGACCAGCTCGGTTCAGGATGTCCGCCCACGTGTTGATGACATGACCTTCACGGTCTTGAATGGACTGGTTGAAGTTGAAGCCGTTCAGGTTGAACGCCATGGTTGATACACCAAGAGCAGTAAACCAGATGCCAACAACAGGCCAGGCAGCAAGGAAGAAGTGAAGAGAGCGAGAGTTGTTGAAAGATGCATATTGGAAAATCAGGCGACCAAAGTAGCCATGAGCGGCTACAATGTTATAGGTCTCTTCTTCTTGACCAAACTTATAACCATAGTTCTGACTTACCTCCTCAGTAGTCTCACGGATAAGGCTG